CCCAAAGCATCCACTGTAGACTTAGTTGGTGCTGGAGCATTGTCAAGTGATGCTAGTTTAACGTCACCACTGGAGTTCAGTAGGTCTGCTATGTTTCTTGCTTTGCTCATTTAGGGAACTCCTGTTTGATAGCTGCTATAGCATCGGGCCATGTTGTTGTACCGTTGACTAGATCGTCATAGCGCATCTCGTCTTGGTTTAGTAAGTCGTATGCTGACTTGCGTGAACGGGAGTACTCCAGTGAGTCAATAACTGACTGGAGTCGTACCATTTCAGCCTGTACTGCTTCCACTCCATCTGATTCAACAAAGTCTAGAGTGTCATGTGAGTACAAATATAGTTTACCATCTCGCACATTACCAGAGTTGTTATATAGGTTTTGAATGGCTGTGTGTACTATGTCTATGTCCATGTTTGGGTACCTCCCGTTAAGTCAACATCACCACTTATCGTGTTAAAGTTAGCAATCTTTAACAGTTTGCCCTGAGTCTGATGCCCTTGAACTTCTATGTAGTTAATACCACCTGAGGTAGCTCGCCTGAAATTGAGTAGGGAGTATGTGTAGTTATATCCACCACTGCTAGTAGCTTGTGCTGTTAAGGTGCCGGGATATAGACTAGTAATCACCGTATAGAACTCAGGGTTGGCATTATGACTACTGTACAGCTGTAGGATATGTTCTCCAGTGTAACTGTATATACGTATCCACGAGTTGCCTGTAATACTTGTTTGCTTACCTGTATTAAGATCAAAACCATCACCTGAGAATGCTGTAGCTGCTACTGTGCCTGCAACATGCAGTTTAGAAGTTGGGGAAGAGTTACCAATACCTACGTTACCACCTCCGGGCTGTAAATTTAACGGATACGGGGTAGATATATTATTGTCTTGGGCTTGTATCCAACTACCCCACGGGGCGCTGTTGGTCACGCCCATCTGTAAACCATGCGAACTACCATCTTGGCTTATAAGAACCATACCTTTTGAAGTACCGCTGGGTGTATTATTGGTACCTGCTACCTCAAGTTTGGTACTTGGAGAACTTGTACCAATACCTACATTGCCAGCTGAGTCTATTCGTAATGACTCTGTGTTAGTAGTGTAGTTATAAAATCTAAATGCGTTGGATCCATCACCTAATGCTTGCACTGTCCACTTCAGTACGTTGTTGTTTTTAAAGTTTATTGCAGTGTTGTATCCCGTAGATCCATCGAGTAGTAGAGCTTGGTTACTAGCACCTGAGTTAATAATTAGGCCAGATGCTGTGGCGTTACCTGTAAACGTTGGACTAGCAATAGGTGCTTTAAGAGCAATACTATTATTAACCGTTGTAGAGAATGCAGCATCATCACCAAGAGCAGCCGCTAACTCATTAAGAGTATTCAGTGCTGCAGGTGAGGAGTCCACTAGTGCTGCAAGGTTCGCGTCAGCTTCTGCTTTGGTATACGCAGAGTCTATTGGCTCATAACGTGCATCACCTTCCGACTTAGTATACGCACTATCCAAAGGCTCAAACCTAGCATCAGCAGCAGTCTTAGTATAGTGGTTAACTGTCTGAGCATAACGAGCATCAGCATCAACTTTATTATAGTGGTCAGCTAACTGGAATGTACCAAAGGAATGAATGAAGATGACATCATTAACTGCTGCTCCAGTGTCTAAGACAATAGAGGAGCCATTAGAAGCAGTGTAGTCTGCTACATCCAAACGTATACCATTCAAGTAGACTGATAGGTAACCAGCGTCATACGTAGCTGTGAAGGTAGTCTGACCTGCTGTGGCTGTATGCTCAACACTGTTCTGTACACCGTTTACCGATGAACCTGCGTTGATCCAACCTGTACCGTTGTATACCTTCATGGTAGCAGCAGTACTGTCGAACCATAAGTCACCTGTCGCTGGTGAGCTAGGTGCTGAGGATGCTGAGACATACTGGGATTGGAATGAAGTTACTGATGTGTTGACACCAGACGCACTGGAAGCTGCGTTAGTAGCTGATGTAGCCGCTTCGCCTGCTTTAGTTGTCGCTATGCCAGCTTGTGTAGTTGCTGTAGATGCTTGAGTAGTCGCTGTGCTTGCTGAGGCAGTAGCTGATGTAGCCGAAGCTGTAGCTGAGTTAGCCTTAGTAGTTGCTGTGTTAGCACTTGTATTTGCACTTGTCGCTGAAGAGGAGCTAGCTGCTGCAGAGGATGAAGAGGCTGAGGCACTTGCTGCAGCATTAGTCTCTGAGGTAGCTGCATCATCTTCGCTTGACTGCGCGTCTACGGCACTAGAGGAAGCTGAGTTAGCTGATGAAGTAGCTGAGCTTGCTGAGGCAGTAGCAGATGATTGACTAGCTGAGGCAGCATTCTGTGCCACTACGGCTGCTGTCTCTGCAGTCTCTGCATGTACTTCCGCTAGTTCTGCTGCAGTCTGAGCTGTAACGGCATTAGTCTCTGCAGTCTCTGCATTGGTTTCTGCTAGCTCTGCAGCTGTCTCTGCTGTCTCTGCATTAGTCTCCGCAAGCTCTGCATTAGTCTCTGCAGTTTCAGCATGAGTCTCTGCTAGCTCTGCAGCTGTCTGTGCAGTCTGAGCTGCTGTGGCGCTTGTGGCTGCTGCTGTGGCTGAGTTGGATGCGTTAGTCTCTGAGGTTGCAGAACTGGATGCTGAGGCAGCTGAAGCTGTAGCTGAGGTAGCTGAGTTGTTTGCACTTGTTAATGAAGCAGCTGCACTAGTCGAAGCTTCAGACGCTTTAGTCGTAGCTGTGCTCGCTGACGTAGCGGCATTGGATGCAGAAGACGCTGCGTTCGTTTCGCTCGTTGCAGAAGCATTCTTACTTGATAAGGCGTTAGATTCTGATGATGCTGCTGCTGTTGCGGATGTTGCTGCATTGGTCTCACTTGTGCTTGCGTTAGTTGCTGAAGTAGCCGCATTTGTTTCAGACGTTAGTACGCTAGCCGCTGAGGCTGCTGAGTCTGTTGCGGATGAAGAAGATGCTGTTGCACTAGCGGCTGAAGCAGCGGCACTAGTTGCTGAGTTTGTAGCTGAAGTAGCTGAGTTGGTTTCACTTGTTGCTGAGGCATTCTCTGAGGCTAGGGCTGCAAGTTCTGAAGCTTTAGCATTAACTGCCTGTTGTGTTATTTCGTTCAACGAAGAGTCTTGTGTAGAGTCTCCTGAACCGCCTGTACCACGGAATATAGCCATTGATATACCACTATGCGTTATTAGAAAGAAAAAAAAGGAGTCTCAAGTTTAGTTACAAGAGACTCCCATTAGTGGTTAGTTTAGATTAACCGTTAACTGCCATGATGAAGCCAGTCTCTGGACGCAATACCTGAGTACCATACAAGCGGTCTGCAGTATACAAGGTTCCTAAGAACTCTTGCTTGTACTGTGTTTGAGAGCGTACACCCTGTTGTTCTGCTAAGACCATAGTATCTTTATGACCAAGCAAAGCACCACGAATACGACCGCCAGCTGTAGCAGCGTTCTCAGCAGCAGTCTCAAGAGTAGGACAGTTAGTAGACACATAGATGTCAATACCGTACAACTCACCGATCTTACCGTTGACAACACCTTGGCCATTAACGAAGTCACTAGATACGTAACGATCAATGCCCATAATTGAGTTTCGCATTGAAGGTGGAATCACTAGGAAGCGTCCGTCCATTGGGGCGTCTGCATCGTCAAGCTTCTGAACCATGTCACGTAGGAAGCTATCAGCAAATACGTCAGCAGGAACAACAGTGTTGTCTGCGAAAGTAGTAGTGCCTGTGCTAGCATCGTTGTAGAAGGTAGCTGAAGTTACCCAGTTGGAACCGTCACCATCACCGAACTTCTTGCCCAAGGTAAATAGATCATCGTCTACTTGCTTACCTAGTGCGTAGCCTGCATCACCAGTATAGAACTGACGTAAGGAAGCTAGAGCTTGTACGTTGGTAATATCTTCGATCATACGTGAGTATTCAAAGTGCTTGTCAATAGTAACTAGTACTTCTGACTCAGTAGCATTCTGGATAGTTACAGCTGTGTTCTCTGCCTTAGCAGAAGCAACGCCACGGGTAGGCTTAGGGATATGAATCGTATCACCCTTCTTACCTTGCATTGCAATTTTCTTAGTTAGTGGTGCAAGTACAAGGGATTTCTCATACGCTGCAATTACTTCGTCAGACCAAATTTCGGGGATGAAAGTTGCTGCTGAAGTGTTATCTACAATACCACCTGTGGCGGGATATACTGAAGTAGCCATTTTTAATTTCTCTCTATAGTAAGGTTATTTGACCCGTTTCTCTGCGTATGCCTTTTGGATATCGTCTGAGAGTGCTAAGTAGCGTTCTGGGTCGGTTTTCATTAGTTTAATAATATCAGCTCGTCTATAGATCTTTTTGGAAGTACTGGAGTCTGGATTACCACGAGTGTAACCATTAGACCCATCACGGACAGCTTTCTGTCTTCCCTCTTTCTCCGCCTGAATTGTTTGATTGATAGCGCCACTACGATCCTTCCATAATGAAAAGAGTTCGTGTGCTGCTTCCGTATCAAAGTGCTGATCAGCCGCTACAAACATCCGAGTCCTAATTTTAGAGGCTTGAATCCATTCAGCAAACTTAGGATCATTTACGATCTCTTCGATGTCTGGATGTTCTTCTTTTAGAATAGCCATTGAGGTTTGCTGTTGATAAGCTCTCGATGATTCTTCTGCCGCCTTAACTGAAGGGTGGTTGTCTATTGCACGACTCATTGCTTTCTCAGGGTCAGAATAGAAATCTATATCGTCATCTGTGTCAGTGGTGGCCTTAGTAGGCTCCTGTGACTGGAGTTGTGTGTTGATGTAACTATCGACTACACTGCGTAAGTCACCTACTTCTGAGCTCTGACGACCTAGGAGCTTCTCAGCCTCTTGGTGCATCCTAACTACATCTTCAAGTGATTTACCACTGTACTTATCTGGGACCGCCTCAGGCTCTTGTGCTGGCTCAGGGTTAGCCTGTGGGGCTTCCTGTGCTGCTTGTGATTCTGGAGACATGTCGTCTAAGCTATCAAAACGCTCGTTGTTCAAGTCCTCTTGTTCGAGGATAACTGCTGCCATATTAAACTCCGTACCTTAGTATTATGGAGAAAGTAAAAATGAAAGCTCCTAGTAATCAGGGTTAGCTTTCTCTGCTTTAGCTCTACCACGTTCATGATCCTTAGCCCACTTAATAGTGGCACCAGCAAAGTCGCCAGAGAATGGATCTAACAAAGAACGAGGAGAGGAAAGTTGTCTGGTTGCGAGGGCATCACACGTTTTACACTTAATAGTGTCTGGTGAACCCTTAACCATATGCTCATTAACGTGCCCTAAGGCACACTTGTAATCGAAGTATTTAAACATCTGCGTAATCAGCCTCAATAGGATCTTCAGTTCTCTGAGATTCTTCTTGGCCTATACGTGTTGTTTCTTCTAGGTTCAGTAGAGTACCCATGATGTTAAGTTGGCCCTTACGAAAGTAGAGGTCTTTGTCATCTTTGGTGTGTTCTACCGAGTTAATGATAGGGATATTTGAGCTGAGATCTTTAACGATAGTCTTCCAACCATTCGTTCGGAATAGTTCGTTCATATCTCTAAAGTAGAGCTCTAATTCATTATCTGTCATTTATACTACCTATTATAACATATATTAGTTGGAAAGTCAATGTTTTTCTTTACTTTTACTAGAAACTGTGCTAGGAGACTCTAATGCTGCCACCTGCGCCTCTAGAGCTGTTATCTGCTTCAAAAGCCTGCTGTAGCTGCTGTTGATCTGCTCCACTACTTGACTGAGTTCGCGCTGGGATACCATTCTG